GTCAAATCTATCGTTGCCATAGATTTTAAAGTTTTCCACAGAGTCATACTGTTTGTAGAAGTCCTTACCTTCACGCATAGTAGAAAACTTCATCGGTTCAAGATGCTCACCGAACAAAGTTTTCCACTCAGTTTTCTTTTTGGAAGGAAGGAATACGGTAGGAGAGTATTTTACTTTTGTGCTAAATCTCTTACCGTTATTGACACCACGAAACAGTATTGAACTACCATAGATGCTGACATTTGTATAATATTTTGACATTCACACAGTATAACATAAGATTAGACTAATTTCAAGCCCGAAGAAGCAATTTGTATCCCACTTCCAAACATTTTATTGTATTGATTCAACAACTCGACCACTGGAGTAGTGATTGTCAAAATATCTTCTTCATGTAAGGTGATTCCAGTTTTGAATTCTTCTGAATATTCCAAATACGGAACAAATCCAATACCACCAGGATCATTCGCAGAACGAGGAGGAACAGAAATAACCTGAACAGGTTCTGCCACAGTAACACACAACTTGTCCTTGTAGGTCAAATTACCAATGATGGTCTGTTGTGTTTTGAATGTAATTAACTTTATCATGCTGCCACCCTTGTGTTATAATCCAACACACTCAAAGTTACCCATTTCTTGGGAAACAACATCTCACGACCACGAAAATCGTTGATGTCATAGGTTGGGTCATCAACCAAACCAATCAACTCGACTTTGTTGTCGAACTCACGCAGTGACAAGTCATACTTGTATGCTTTAGGATAAGAGTTTTTTTCTGCGAACTCTTTGGCGATTTTTGATGTATTTACATTCATGATATATCCTATATTAAAAATTAAACTACACTAACTTCAACACCACACTTTTTGAGAAACTCAGCACCACCATTTGCACGTGGATATGGGTTTCTATAGAAGACTTCTTTGATTCCTGCTTGATGAATTATTTTTGCACAATCGAGGCATGGCTCATGCGTGACAAATAGAGATGCACCGTCAGATGAGTTGGTTGAACGTGCAATCTTTGCGAGAGCATTGGTTTCGGCATGAAGCACTTCACGTTTGGTTCTCTTTCGTGACCAACCATGAGCAAGTTCGGTAAAACCATTTTGTAGCATCCATTCATCAGTTGCCTGACATTCTTCTTTGATGACATATTCAATATCTTCACAGACATTATCCCAACCTGATGGCATACCGTTATACCCAATACCAATGATTGTGTTGTCTTTTACCACTACGCAACCAACATGAAGACGTGTTGCCGATGATAATTCAGCATAAACCTCTGCTGCCTTCATGTGTGCGTCAATAAATTTAGTTTTCATAATAAAAGTAAGTGCTCACCTACGTATAAGGATTTTGGGAGATTTCTTTGGAGACTATTCCAATACGTTTATAGTGTTCTACATTCAGCGTTATAATTGGAATTTACTTTATCTAATATTTTAGTAAAAAACTCTCTTTTTTCTTCACAACTATCTAACGATGTGAATCCATCATGCACAGTATAATTACTCGGTGTTGATAACCAGAATACTAAGATAAATTTAATCATAAAATTATTCCAGAATCACTAGTGGGACATGGATTGGATCACACGCATTCATCGCAATGAAGAACGGTAAGAACCTCTCACCTAAGAAACCAGGATAACGCCAAGGAAACGGTTCAGATGTTGTCACCTCAGTTGGGTATGCCTTCGAGAACTTCCAAATATACTCATAAATCTCGAAAAGTTCACTTGCATATTTCTTGAATAATTGCTTACGCATGATGTAGCAAGTCTCAAAACTGATTTTGTTACCATTGAACCAATCTAGTTTGTCACGATAGTCTGGCATCAACTCAGTGATTGCTTCTTTGAACAAATCCCAATACAGTCGTGGTTGTGACTGTAGATACTGCTCTTCAATTGAACAGGATAATGTAGTTTGTCTGTTTGTAATGACATCGTGCTTCTCAAGCAAGTGCAGTGCTGCCATCTTCTGTGATTCCGAAGACAGTTTGTCTGCATTCTCTTGTGTTGGTGCCATAGTAATCTTTGCAGCATCAGTGTCAATGTTATCCATCAACAGATAACGTCGATACGTTGTGCATCCAAGATAATCGAATTGACCGTATTTCCACAACCAATACTCGGATGGTTGCTGACCCATTGCTTTCAGGAATTCAAGTTCAGATACACTTGAGTAATAGTGTTGATACTCTTGAATTCGTTTTTGTTCTCTCGATGTGTTAATCCACACACCTTCTTTGCTTGGAGGATAGTATTCGTATGCTCCAGTGCCACCCGCAAATGCTGCTCTCATCCACGAAGAGTTATGGTTGAATGGAAAGTCCTTGTGGAAGTGGCTCAATACTAAAATATCATTCATCACTAGTTTCCTTCTTCTTTTTAAAGTCAATCTTCGGTGTGACGATTGCTGATATCATTGCTTTGCGATAGTCAGTTTTACGATCACACTTTCCCATTCCTATCAAAGTAATCTTTAATAGTTTATTCATTCTAAAATTTGAGTTTGATTTCATTACCATGTCCACGATACAAAGGAATAACGTGTACCTTTAGTTACAAGATTCACCTTATGGGGATATAAAAAAGTTGAAGGGAATATTAACAAGTCACCAGTTTTGAGTTTGATTTCTTTGTCTTCCCACATAATAAATTCACCACCTTCATAATCATCATTCAAAATACCAACAATAGAGAGTGTTGGAATACCTTTACGTTCACCATCAAACATACTCTGAATATGGTCACAATGTAATTCCATTTGTGTACCTGTTTTATAACGATTAAATCTTAGTTCAGTGTAACCTTTCCACGAACCAAACCATTTAAATTCGAATTCATTGCAGTATGTATTAAGACCATTCCAAATTTCATCCATGAAATATTCTTTAGTTTCTATATCAGAATATGAAACAGAAAGTTCACGTTCATATGAAACGTAAGTATTTTGTATGTCGTTATAGAATTCGTGGGTTTTAAACTCTTTCTCTTTTTTCTCTAAGAGTTTTACCGATTTCTTACACTTTTTTTTGTCAAATATATTATAAACTTTGACATAAGATTCTATATTTCTATCCATTATATACCTTTTAATAAGTGGGGCATGAAGCCCCACTCCTTATGATGCTAGATTGTCAGCGTATGTTGAACGATCTAAATGTCTTTGCTGCTCTTGTAAGAGTTGTGGTTTAAACTCTTTTAAGTCATTACCAATTTCAATCTTACGTGGTTTCTTGTGTTCTGGAATGATGTTCTCAAGTCCAATACGTAGAATACCATCTTTGAATTCAGCACCTTTTACTTCAATGGTGTCTGCAATTGTGATTACTTTGGTGAAGGAACGATTACCAATACCACGATGTAGATATTGATTATCTGGTGTGCCTTCTTTCTTCTCACCTTTGATTGTCAAGTTACCTTCTTGTACTTGAATATCAATTTCATTCTTTGCAAAACCTGCGACAGCAAGTTCTACCACATACTTATTCTCATCTGCTTTGATGATGTTGTGTGGAGGGAAGGTTGATTGCTTGACTTCACTATCAAGAATTTTCTCAACATCACGAATAAAGTTTTCAAAGCCAAGTGTTTGATGGAACAAAGGTCCAAATGAAATACGTGTCATACGTTTCTCCTATTAAGCAAGTTAAAAATACGTGACCCCGAAGGCATCACGACTTACTTGGCAATCTCAAACGCTGTGCGATTGACAAGATAAGTTCTTTGAGGATTTGATTGAGCAAAGACCCGAACGAATTCATTGGCGCCTTCTCTAATCACATCATCGTAATCTCTAGTATATACTTCTTCTTTGGTATACTTATTCACAAGTTTGACCAAGTTGTTTTTTGTTTTGTTCATGATAAGTCACCATATTAATAATCAGTTTTCTTTTTACCTATATTATATTTAGTAATCAATTCCCATTCATCTTTCTCTTTGAAAGAGATGATTTTTATCTGGTGAATTGGTGCTATATTATCTTCCATTATAGCAGGATTTAGAATCTTTAGCAAGCCCCATTCCTCTAATAAATCGGCAATTGCGTTCCGTCTTTGAACATCATTTTCCGAAAGGTTGGATGGTTTGTTATCTAAAAGGAACAACTCCTTAAAATGAACCAGATAATATCTTCCTTGTTTGTGTAATATGTGGCACGACTGATATAAAACTTTTTCTTTTCTTGACGATACTCCAATTCGTGTTAGTGTTTCTCTAACTTTTAGAAAGTCATCCTGTTCCTTGAGTTCAATCTCAAGGAATTTTGATAAATCAACCATATCATTTTCCTAATCCACCCTTCAGGGTTTGTTCTTTGAGTTTTTGGATTTGTTCGTTGCTTAGTAGTCGCAAAGCATCACGTGCTTTGGCATCTGATAGGGCGTATGTCTGCTTGATGCATTCTATATCGTCACTTTTCTCAGATTTTATCCACTTAGCATAGGTTCTTTTCTTAGACCTTACGATATTTATAAGAAAATCATTCTGTAGTTTTTTGTCAAGAAAGTGGTTGCGATTCATCTCATTGGCAACATAAACACAGTCGTGATGGTAGGACAGTGACCGATTGGTAAGGAATGGTTGATAGTCCTTCTCACTCAGGTCATCTACTATCAGGTTCTTTTTTCCCTGTAGAATATCCTTGACATAATCAAATGGGTTCATGATATTACACCAAGAAGTAATCGTTGCTTGTTTTTTTTAGACATACTTGTATCTCCAATAATAATATTATTCTTATCGAGATGTTGTGTGATTATTTTTTCCGCAGAAATTGTTGTGGCATAGTATCCATTATCTATGGAAGATTCCCAATCTTCTTTAGATATGTGACAGTAACATATAAACCATTTCATTCCATAAAGAGGATCAAAATCGTAAGATATAAGAAAGTAATCACCATCACGTTTTGAAAATTCACCTCCACGCCATTGTACATTAGATTTACCAGTTTTATCTGTTGTTGCCTTAGCTACTTTAATTTCAGCAACACCTTCCCAATCATTTAAAAAACTTTTTTTCTCCACAATCATATCGGGTTCATTATCATTGGATGCAATACGAAAAAGATAATCTTCAGATTGATATTTCTCATTCATAATTCCACATAATTTTTGAGGAACAATTCCACTGATAAGTTCTGACTTTACTTTATTGCTAATGCCAGTATACTTGGTTAAAGGTTTAATAAAGTCTTCTGTTTCTTTGATGGAAGATATCCAAATTTCCCTATCAAAAAAATAATTAAAAAGTTCAGGAGTTTCAGAAATCTGTGGAAAATCTATTCTTGTCACAGCACCCACTCTCTCGCAAAAGATTTGGCATCTTCCACATTGTCGAAATACTTTTCTTCACTTACATTCTTTTCCAAGCATGAAATGAATACACAATACCGATCATCATTCTCTATTACCATAGACACTTTGATACCGTCATCTGAATAGTGTTCTGCTATTACATCCGCTCTCATTTAAAATCTCCTTCCGCCATTATTTGTATAAGACACGCAACAATATTTATTTCTTGGTCAACAACGAATGCTTGTTTGTATTGATAGTCGGCAAGAATTAAAATCACTTGTGGAATAGAATGTGGTTTGAGAAAATCGTATAAGTTATCATACAACTTGCGAAAGAATGTAGTCGAATCAATCTCATTAGTTGCAACCCATTTTCTGACCGCACCGAAATCTTTGTCTTTGATATACTTCACTATCTCGGTGATGGATACATCGGCAACTTGAGCCAGAACACCCACATCAATTTTACCAAGTTGTGAATACCGTTGCAACTCATTTATCACACGGCGAAAGTCGGGGAAATGTTTTGTCACCAACTCGGCAACAACCTTCTTGTCGAACTCAACTTTTTCACTTTGTAGAATCGATTCAGTTCTCTTCAGAAACTCGGTTGCCATCTTTATCTTCTCACCATTCTTCAAACCGAATTCAACGACTGCACACCTCGAATGAAGTGGTTCGATGATACGGTTCTTGTAATTACATGTGAAGATGAACGAACAGTTACTTGCGAACTCTTCGATTGCATTACGCAGTGCAGGTTGTGTTGAGTTTGGGTTTAGGTAATCGGCTTCATCGATGATGATGACTTTACGTCCACCAGTGAATGACATTGATGATGCATAGTTTTTTATCTTGACTCGGAATGTGTCGATACCTGATTCATCAGAACCATTGATTACTAGGTAATCGCATCCTGCTTCTTGGCACAGTGCTTTGGCCACTGTTGTCTTCCCGACACCAGCGCTGCCTGTTAGAAGTAGATTTGGTATCTGTTTCTGACTTGCGTATTGTTGAAAGACTTCCTTCAACCGTTTGGGTAGAATACAATCCTCGATTGTTTGAGGGCGATACTTTTCTGTCCATAACAAATGTTCCATTGGAACCTTTCACATAAATCATAATAATCTCAAGAGAAACATCCCCCATTTCTGAGGGATGTTTGGACATTTACTTTGTAGTTTTAAAACCTTTCGAACCAACAGGAATCAATGAAGCAAAAGAATCTACTTTCTTCATTTGTGGTAACCGACCAACAATTTCTATCGGCCAAATTCCTGTCTCATTATAATACTTCGCCACATGTAATATCAACTCTTTTAGTTGTTGATTTCTTGCTTGTACTTTCGCAATTGTTACGTCAAGAGGTTTTGTATCAGTTGGCCTTTCTTTAGCATGAATAATAACGTAACTTGTTTTGCCATACTTTTTGAAACTAAGTAGTGCATTGAAAACTGTGGGTGTTACGCTTGTCTCATGCATAATGTAAGCAAACTTATTTCTTATTGGGTCTTCTATACCACCCGACTTCCAATCACCTGGTGTACGATTTAAGAATAATGCAGCAGAATCTGCGTTATAAGGATGGAACTCTGTCGCAATCGACGATTGTTTGCCTTTACTGGATTGAGCGGTAGTATTATATGCATTAACGATTGTGATGTATGCATCATTACGTTCACGTGGTTTCATATTTGGAGTTATGAAATCAATAAACTCTTTGAGACTAGTATCACTAAAACCATCTTCTATCATCTCAATAGATGTTGATTCTTTATCATGCAATATAGAAATAACAGTTTTAACTACGTCAGCAATAACTGCTCGATGTTTAGGTGGGTGTCCATTGGCAATCATCTGTGTCATTTTAGTAGACTCTGCTTCAGATAAAGTTTTACCCCTTATACCATCAGTGTTTGATGGATCGTATTGGTAGACATCAAATACCCATTCATCTTTATTCAATTGTTTAAGAGCAGGAACACGATGATTTCCATCAACTATCTCAAATGATTTTGCTTCTCCTGTTTCTACACCGTTAGCATCTTTAACTCTGTTGTTTTTGAACTTTAGAATTGGAAGATATTCATCATAAATAACTCCACTGCTGAAAGATTCTTTAAT